TTAACAGCTAAATCAGCTATCCAACAATACGTTGCCATAGTCATCACGCAAATCCTTTTTGACCATTTTCCCAGCGCCATTTAGGACGATATTATCTACAAATATGACTTTGTCGGGTATTTGCCAGCTGGCGATTTTACCTTCGTAAAAGCTCAGCACTTGCGACTCATCAATTTCTGAATCTGGCTCCTTCACCACAATCAGTACTGGACGTTCGCTCCATTTTTTATGCTTTGCAGCAATAGCGGCCGCCATTCTTATCTGCGGATGGGCGACTGCGATGTTTTCTAGCTCTACTGACGATATCCACTCCCCACCAGATTTAATCAAATCTTTTGAGCGATCCCGAATATTCATATAGCCATCGGCATCAATGGTTGCAATATCGCCTGTGTCGAACCAACCATCTTCAGTTATCGCATCAGGATTTTCTGTGTAATAATCGTTGATGATCCAATGCCCTTTGATCTGTAAACGACCTTGAGACATACCATCTTCTTCGACTCGCTGTAGCGGCTCGTCAGTATCTATGAGACGTAGCTGAACGCCGTAGGGCGGACGACCTTGAGAGTTACGCAACTCATTAATCTCATCTTTACTCAGCGATTTATGCTTGGCTTTTATTTGATTCATCGTTCCAAGTGGGCTGGTTTCTGTCATGCCCCAACCATGCACCGCATCGCAGTTAAAGTCTTCTCTGAACGTTTTGATTACTGATGGTGGGCATGCGGCTCCTCCGACGATAGTACGCGTCATGCTATCAAGCTTACTACCTCTGGCTTTGGCAGCGGTTAATAGGCTTTGCCAGATTGTTGGAACCCCTAGAGCAACCGTAACATGACAATCATCAATGAGAGATACTAGGCTGTCACCATCGAGATTTGGACCAGGAAGTATGAGAGAGCAACCAGTCAGGGCAGCTGCATAAGGTGTGCCCCACGCATTGACATGGAACATCGGTACTACGGGTAACAAAACGTCTTGTGCAGAGAGCGCGGAGACATCAGGCATGCACAATGCCATCGCATGCAGCACAGAAGAGCGATGCGTATATAAAATCCCTTTAGGGTTACCGGTAGTTCCGGATGTGTAGCATAAAGAGCTGGCTGTTGCTTCATCGAATTGAGGCCAGTCAAAGTCAGTCGAGTTTTCTGCTAATAGCTCATCAAAGAACAGTACATTAGGCAGCTTTTCGACGATACTATCATCTCGATCACTTAGACAAATGAAGTGTTCAACACCTTTGATATGCTCTTTGATTGCCATAATTAGCGGTAGGAAAGTAGTATCAAAAAATAGTACACGATCATCAGCGTCATTGATAATGTAGCTAAGCTGCTCGGGGAACAAACGTGGATTGATAGTATGGCAAACCATGCCACTACCTGAAATCGCATACCAAGCTTCTAAATGACGACGATTATTCCAAGCCAAAGTTGCTATACGTTCTGATGATTTAAGTCCCAGTGTAGCCAGTGCATTGGCCAATCGTTTTGAGTTATCTGAGACAGTACGCCAATTGGTATGAGTCATCTGTCCGTCGACTTCTTTGGACAAAACCGCCGTATCACCATGATAACGGGCAGCGTGTTCGATTAGACCACTGATCAGCAATGGCTGATACATCATTTTTCCTAACATAATACATTCCCTGTAGTTATTTGAAAGTCCGCTTATTCTTGCTACTGCATCGCCTGATGCGAAGAATAGGCCTCAACTAAGAATAATCAGAATTATTCTTTAAGACAAGCTAATATTATGTTCTCCATAGGCAACAAAAAATTGTGACTTAACTTCAAAAACTTAATGATTACTCTATATAAATAGTTTTTACTTTCTCATCAAAAGTTTATTGGTATCATTGTTTCTTTAATTAACCGTAAAATTTAGACAAAAAAAATCCGACCACCTAAGTGATCGGATTTTTAATGTTTGGTGGAGATGGCGGAAACTAAACTATAGTTGTAAGTATCTGATAATAAACATTATTACCAATTTAAAAATAGACGATACCAACCATAATACCAACAATCGTTTTTCGTTAAAAATGTACTCTAATTCTATTCCACTGACTCAATAATATTTTGTAATTAGTTGTGATTTTCCCATCCTGTTTTCTTACATTGACCTCGTTGATAACAGTTCTGAACATACAAAATTTACATTCTATTGTCCGCATATAGCTATCACATCTTCAAGGGCTGGCACGCAATAGTATTTGCTATAGGTGAATCCTAAAGACTTAAGCTACATTTTATTCGCTAAGCATATAATAACGTTGTATGTCGTAGCTTATAGTTGCGTCATGATATTGCTCAAAACTTACTAATCAGTTAAAGTAAGGTAAAATACAATTGTTTGGCAATGAGCTTCAATAAGTTTATTAGTTAGTACCTCTTAATTCTCAAATTGGTAAAGATCTATTTTACAACCCTAAGCAATATTGCTTAGGGTTGCATACGTTAGGTTGGGATTAGCAGAAGGATGTGATGAATGAAAAATTTAATACTAGCCGCGGCACTATCTGTGTTCGCTTTATCGTCCAATGCTGGCGTTACTACGATAGACAATCCATTTCAAAGCAATACGGTTTTGAAGGAATCTGTCGAAGTGGGTCACCCACTGTTTGCCAAGGGATCTGGTGGCGCTCAATGCAAAGGCTTACCTAGTACCTGCGGCCAAATGGCCAATTGTGAGCAAGCTAAGCATGCATTGGAGTGTGGTAACAAACGACTAGATAGAGACAAAGACGGAGTACCATGCGAGTCAATATGCCCAGGTGGTTAATTAGTATAGCTGCCTTATCGTTAACTGCATGCTCCCCTTCTCAAGATGATAGCTACGCTCGACAGTTTGTTTCTGGTGGTGTCACGGTGCACGAAGCGTTCTGGCCCGTTGATCATGATACGCCCTATCCGTTCACTACAGATGGCGAGATATCATGTGTTTATTATCCGGATTTTGGCATTGAAGTGTATTTTCAACCTTTCGGCTATATCGAAGACTCTTCTATCGGTACACCGCTTAATAAAGCCGCTGCCGACGCTCTGAAGCGCGATGGTATGAAGCCGAATATGCCTTATAGCATTAAGGAAGGTGCTGACTTGAGTGAGGCTGTAGGAGTTGGGCTGAGGGTGTGTAGTGAGGTATGAATTAATTTCGCTAATAATTATATTCATAGCTTATAGATATTAAAGGATAGAAATTTAAATATCTACACAAGACAAATAGATTTTACAACATAGAGACTGATATGATTTGGAATATAAATGGCGTCATACCTCCTATTGCTGAAAATGAAAGTGGTGGTAGTTTCAATCGCTCTCCTTATGAGGTAAGCATATTAAAGCTTATAGAGCTCTTCAGCTTTAACCACAAGAGATGTTCTATCCTGTATGGTTTTTTAAGATATCGTAAGAAAATGTATGACATGGGTTATGTCGATGGTTTTCAATGGGTAGATGGCAGTTTCTGCGAAAACTGTGAGACACTGAGAGGCAGGCCACCAAACGATATTGATGTTGTTACTTTCTTTGACCCTGCCTTAAGAGCTGATAATTTGCCCTTTGATAATAGCTTTTTTGAGCGTGAAAACAAGCCAAATATTAAAAATCAATATTCTGTCGATGCCTACTTTATGAATACAGGGTTACCGGCGGATTTTTACTATACCAAAATGGTAGCCTACTGGTACAGTATGTGGTCTCATCAAACCAACACAGGGACTTGGAAAGGGTTTTTAACTGTAGCGTTAAGTCCTCAGGATGATATTTTGGCCATGCAAATATTAGAAAGTAAGCTTGCTGAAAACGGTGTAAAAAATGAATCAGAATCAATATAATAGTTTGCTTGCTGAAATAAGCACTGTAAAAGCGTTCTTAGAAGAAATGCCAAGCAGTAGATTCCTAGAGCGTATGAGCTTTGAAGGAAGGCTGGACGAGTTGGAAAATCAGCTTAAACTCGTTGACGATTTGAGAATTAATAAAAAAGCAATTATCACTTTCCGCGGTAAGCCAGTTGATAATAGTCACGGGATTACTGCCGACTTTTCAGGTAAAGCTATTAATAGCTTAAACGAAATGATTGCGAGTGTTACAGCGAGTTTAAACAAGAATTTAAGATTTATGGGTCCAATACCCAATCGCAACCAACATCAACTAATGATAACTGGAACTGCTGTAGGATCTTTTGGATTTGAATTCGAATTACCTGAACCAGAATACGATATTTTGGCAGAAAGAAATACTGTAGAGGAAGCGTTATTTGATATTCAGTTCTTACTCAAGAAAACGATTGATGGAACAGATGATGATATAGCTAATATAGTTTCAATGATTCATCCAAGAGCCGTTAAAAAAATATCAGAATTTCTTATTCTTTTACAGAAAAATGAAGCTTTATTTGCAATGGAATACGACAAAAATACATTTAGATTAGAAACAGATGCTCAGTTAGATGCTATTATCAATCGACTTGACAATAGTAACTTTGAAGAAAGAACTGAGACTTTTGTAGGTGTATTTCAAGGGTTTTTGCCAGAATCTAGAACTTTTGAGTTTGTCGATCACTCAAGTAAAGACGTAATAAAAGGCAAGGTTGATATCTCTATATCCAATCCTGAAGCTATTAATACTGAATATTTAAACAAGCTTGCGACAGTCTCTTTCAATGTTGTACAGTTTGGACAAGCTAAACCAAAATATTCTCTTTTGGAGTTATCAGACATAAAGACTTAGTTAAATCCAAATATTTCATAAACCCACTATAGAAGTGGGTTTTTTATTGCTTCATACAAATTATCAGGTTACTGGAAAGTCGACGTCACCATTATCTATAAAGAAATCTATACGTTCTTTGCAGTCTTGGAAATGCTGCTCTGCTGAAATCACATCATAATCCTTAATATGTGAATGCATTTTATAGTCTGAGATCTTACGAAGCTTATGGTACTTTTTCAAAACTTTACCTACGTACTTTAGGTTATCAACTTCTGACCTAATCAGGCTTTCATATATTTCTTCATGAGACCCATAACTTCTATCGTCTAAAGATTCAGAATATAAAGATAATTTATATTTGGCGTTACCATCGAAAAGCTTACGTGCATATAAAAAAGATGCATAATATCCCCTACTTATTAAAAGCCGGTTATATGCCTCTTTGGGAGTGAACTTGTTCTGTTCTATCTCGTATTTCTGAGTGTACATATCTTCAATTGTGACCGGCATCTACAGCACCATATCTTCGTTTTCTTCTAGCCATGTGTCGGCACAAGGGTGATCTTCCTCTTGTTCTGCATCTAAACTTTTATAATACACAAGAAATTTACTCAGGATATCATCACGACCTGTTTCTACCGCATAATCTACTAATGTACGCTCAAACTGGTTGGTTAGTGACACAGATTCTTTCAAAGAGGTGTTTACAATTACATCTACTGTAACATAATGCTCATCCTCTTCTACGTAGCATCGAAAGTTAAACGTACCGTACAGATGTTTCTGATGAAAACCATATAAGAGATCAAAGAAATTCGAATAAGTAGACTTATCTATACCAATAGAAGCTAATTCGTCTGTCATACTAGCCCAATATTCAGTTTTCAAATATACAGTTTCCAACTCTTGCTTGGTTTCTTTTGACAATACATCTTTACTGCGTATCTGTTCATAGTACTTTCTAAAACTTGTAAATTCTAGATTTCTTAAACTACAAATATACAAGCTAAAAAGCAGCCTGTAGTTCTTACCACCGTTTTCAAAATGTTCCTCTATGAACTTTTGAGCATCATCAAAACGGCAGACACCAACTAAAACATTATTATATTCAGCAAGGTAACTAGGATCATTCGGCTTAAGATTGATAGCCTTCAAGTACAACGCCTCTGCTTCATGCATCTTACCTTTGGCAGTGGATATAATAGCTAAAGTACTGTAATAAGCAATATAATCACTAACCGTAAAGTCAGAGCTTTTCATATTTTTGACTTGCTTCTCAAAACGCATTAGAGATATATCTTTTGAATTAATTAACCCTGAATCTCGTTCCATAAGATACTTACCAATCACTTGGTATTTAATGTCATTGATTGCTTGTATTTTAGACTGAGCATTAGTTGTTGCCATAATTCACCCCTATTGCATCCGTATTTCTTCGCATATCTTTGAGATACAAAGAAGAGCCCATAAGGGCAGTTATCTTGCGTTGTCCGACATTGTCCGACATTGTCCGACATTGTCCGACATTGTCCGACATTGTCCGACGAATAGTAACACCTAACAACACTCTATTCAATTCATGAAGCACTTATATTTGTTCGTGTCAACCCTGTATTTTTTAGTAGTTTCATGCTAGCAGCCCATTATTTTATCAATTTAAAACTACCTACACCATTATCCGACCCGCCATTGAGTGGGTTTTTTATTGGCCAATTATTATTTATAGTCGTAAGCAGTATCGATATTATATTGATTAACTCGGTATTAACTAATACGATTAAGGCTGGCTCACAAAGTGATAAATTATGTCAACAATTAAAACTGATATTGATATGAAGGCACTAACAGCTAGCGGCAAGCGTGGGCATGAGCTTGTTAAATGGGCTTATGAGACATTGCACTACGATGGTGAAAAATTGGTACACACGGCTATCTACGCTGGCACGCCACACGTCAACCATATCTATGCTGCTAGTATGCTTGGTTATAGCACAGCCACATTACGTAACTGGTCTAGTCAGAACAACGGACCAATACAACCAAGGCGTATCAACGGTAGACCTTACTGGCGTGTGCGTGACATACGCCAACTTCTTGAAATTTAGCTTAAAGGTCTTTAATGCTTCAGCATCATCGCCTGTTTGACTGCCCTGATTTACGGTTGCTATTAAGTCTTAGTGTTCACGACTCTTAAATACCAGTGGTAATTTTCTGGCTAGATTAGAATCAGAACAAAGTTAAAACGACTATTACTACCGATAAAACGTAGAACACTACGCTATATTTAATGACTTATAGCGTTCTATTACTGTTTAACAGTATTGCTCAACAATTACTAATCGGTTAAAGTTGGTAAATATAAACTTGGCTGATGGTGTGCAATGGATATTAAGAGAATAATAATTATAGCGATCATAGTATTTCTGAGTATCGTTGGCATTAACTATTATAACAGCGCCCAATCCGCTAAAAATATAGCAGCGCGTCAGGCTGAAACAGATGCTTTGCGTGCCAGCCTTCCGCAACCTATAAATCAGCAACCTACTGCTGATAAAGCACCACCTACTATCCAACCGCAAGAAAGTGGTGAGTTCGAGTCTCTGCCAATTGTTGCAGACATCGAACCACAAGTCACCAATGCGAGTTCGGTAACTGATCCGACAGCCTTAGCCGATAAAGCTAAGCTTGATAACGCCCGCTTAAGATGGGTTGACACGTTTAAAATAGCCATTAGCACACCTAGAGTGCAATTAAACGAAGAGATAAAAACCTTACAGGCTATAAAGTTTGAGGTTATTACTACAGAGGTTGGGCCTTGCATGAGTGCAGCTAAGGCGCACTTAGCTGAGGGAATGAGCATTACTATTGACGGTCTGCTAGATTATAAAACCCATACTGATACAGGTGTGGATTTGTTCACTGAGTCTACTACTAGGTCAAACAAGGAAATGGCTATGTACAACTCGATGTCCATTGCGTGCGTTGCTAAGCTTTAGCGACTTTACTGGTCAATTAACCAAAGGGTTCGTCATGATGACGAACCCCAATGAAATACCTAATCCGGTACCACTATCCAAAATTGGACAATGCTATTACCTTGCTAGCCCTGCTCAGATTTGAGCATGCCTTAGCAGCTCCCAACGTCCTCAATCTGAGGAAGTCACGACCGCTCATCATGACGATGAAGGCTACCGACCCCTACCCAAAGTTGGGTAGGGGTCGGATTTCAAATCCGACCCTTATGATCTACTCGTGTATCAAAACCAGTTACAACCATAATAATTTGCCTAGGCTATTTTGCCCCGATGTTTTAGCCGTTCTTACCCCTTCCCAATTTTGGGCGGGGTAGCATTACCACCATTAATCGATACGATACGTCCAGTATTGGACCCATCTTTTGTGCGTATAAATATTTTCGTTACACCCTATCTTTTAGGGTGTGCATTTACGCACGGCCTACATCTTAACTTCCACCAATGACGGAAGTTGGGCAAAACCAATCACTTAGCCTAAACGCTTTATTATCAGGGTTCCGCATTTGAGGTGCGGAATTGCTGGCGTGCGAAAAGGTGTCATATTAGCGTTACCGTGTAATGCGACACGATATCCCTATTAAGGGAAAGTACTTACAACTGCTCGGCATATTCTTTTTTAATGATAGTGCTTAAGACGGCCTTCATGTCAGTGTTACCCATCTCCGCTAATTGCTCAAGCATATAATGTATGTCGCTATCCAAGTACATATCAAGCCGAGCGGCCTGCTTACTCTTCTGCCGCTGTCTGTATTCCTTTTGCCGCTGAGCACTGCTCTTGGCGAGTGGTATCATTCTGCTTTTGCGCTGCGTGTCTTTCATATAGCGTTACCCTGTAACGTTAATCGATAGCGTTGAATTATTCCGTTACCGTGTAACCTATCAGCTAATGAGTGAGATTGTCACTAGTTACCGTGTAACGTGGCCAGCTCTATGAAGCTAGCCAGAAAAATCAAGGGTGGCATTTAGGATGCGATCCTTGGCCATGCTTCTTTACTAACTTTTACTAATTTGGCCTACCGCCTTGGGTATTCGACATCAAGTCGTAAACCCCGTAGTCCTTGCCTTCCATCAGTATAGCTATAAGAAAAAAAAGGTTGATCATTAAACCTATTTGAACCTATTTGAACGTAAGTCGACATATTAAACAAAAGCACCTAGAGGAACATGGTAAGCGTTGTTTGTTATTGATTGCAGGATAGGCTTACGCCGTCAAAAATGGGTAGCTTTTGATAATAGTCAGGTTTTTAGAAGGTGTCGTTAAAAATACGATACCCCTAAAGGTTATCTGTATCACGATTTCAGCGACATAGGCATTAAACTATCTGCATGGTGATTTCCTCCACGCAGGTATCGAGCCCGTATTATGAAACAGGGTGTTAACTTCTTTACACCCTATCAGGATGGTGTACCGAATGGTACGCCCTACCACAATCAACGATACTTACATCCATCCTCAAATTGAGGACGGATAATTATTAGCGATCGCAGTTTAATACTTGCCATTGGGACCAGCTATCCGGAATTACCGGATAACTCAGATGCCGAGTAATACTCGTAAGGTTAGTTGCTTCCAAGATGGAAATAGGTAGGCTCAGACTTTAGTGCATCTCATTGAAGCTAATTGCATCAGGTTGCAGCTGCTGGCAAGCATAGGTATTCGTACCGAGTCCGTAAACCTCGCGGCGCGGGCGCTCTCTCTAGCTGAATACCACTGCATCTTGATTAGACTAGAAATCTAAGCAAGATTGACTCCCCAACTTTGGGGAGTGACAAGTACCAGGGCTAAGTTAACGACCACTAATATTGGCCATAATTCATTGTGATATTTTTTAATACGGCTATCACAGTGCATATCACCTACAAGCCTTACAGGTTCTGCTATTGGATCAATTATCTAGTGCCCTAAAATGGTTATCTCGTATTAAACAGTATAGAAAAACAAGGGTTTTTCCTGCCAAAAAACACTAATATTTACTAACATCAATTTAGGTTTACAGCCCTATGCTGATTTAACCCTAAAATCACCTCTTAGACTTTACATAGTAAGTGGTTGCGCTTCATTCGTGTTTTAGCAATCGGTATCCCTAGGTAAACCTAAATCATGCTCAATACCCCCGATTTTGGGGTTATCTATTTTGTTTGACAACTTCATGCTATTTTTATGATTTTTTATCGCTAAAAGCCAACAGCAGTAACGCTTAGAGGTGATATTTTAATCATCCGTTTTTTACTCGCTCGTATCTCTAAGTCAATCTAAATCATGGTTAATGTGAGCAGATTTGCTCACATCTATTTTGTTTGACGGCCCTGCACTGTTTTGGTGACGCTTTAAGGCTATGGGGTAATAGGGATATGGCTTAGCGGTGTACTATCCATCATTTGTGTTTTGCGCTCTCGTATTGGTAGGTAAAAGTAAATTAATTTATCGATATACTTTTTTATACTTGTTTGGCTTGCTGCAGAAAGCATTTGAACATCAACATTTTCCAACAAGCACCATTGTGTATGGCGCAAAATTAACTTACACATAATCCGTGGTCAAAATGGTGACAGTTGATTCAAGCCATTCAACGCGTCAGTAATATAAACACCACTTCCCGATAAACATTTATAAACATTGCTATACGTTTTTATAGATTATCAAACCGCTATAGATCTAAATCATCCAGCAACTCAATACCAACCGCATTGGCTGCTATCAGCCCTCTAATGAATGATTTGGTCATCTGCTCATTGTCGCCTTGGTAAATTCAGGTGATAGCTGGGCGACTACTACGAGACTGTCGCGCTTGGCTTGTTCGCCGCTAAATATAAGAACTGTTGCTGGTTTAGTGCTTGTGGAGATTTTAGCCATTGGCGGTAATTCCTTTTGAGATTTGAGGTTCGACACAATGTCGAACCTCATAAATTTCAACTAAGTTATAAGTCTTGTTGGGTTAGCCGACTTACTTTTATTGGCACTGCATATTTCCATTTATCGCCATCCTGATCTGTGAAAGAGCAATCATCATAAGATGCTATCCGCTTACTGCAAATGTCACGCATAGCATCGTTATCACTGGTATTGCCAACTGAACAAAGGATGCCTTTGAAGTCGTTATTTAACAGCATTTTAGTAAAGTCGCTACCTTGTGGGTTTTCTATAGTCATATTGTCGCTCGCTTTGTCGTTGTCGTTGTTTACACGTTCACCCACTGGGTGAACGTAGCTCTATGCCATATCTTCATTGATACTGTCACCTACGTGCAAAGCATTGTAGAGCTTTATCTCTGCCGCCTTTATCAGCGCTTCACGCTTGGCATAGCCATAGGTCTTAGTAGCATCGGCATAGAGAAGTCGGTCTTTATTGTTCTGTGCCTGCCAGCCGGTAATCTTCTGCAGTAGCTCAGCGCAATAAGCCTCAATCTTTTCATCGAACAAGGGCATATCGGCAGTGGGTGCGCTGCCAATGCCAACGCTGGTCATAATAGCGTCAAAATTTTGGCTGCTGGCTTGTACATCATCTTGTCTGTCTTGGTTGATCATAATTCCGTCCTCTTCATAGCACATTATGCTTTTTTCTTGTTACCGTGTAACGGTATAGCATCCAGTCCCGACTTTGAAACGTAAACTGATTTGCAGATTCTTTTAGCTTGGTGGTTATCGTTAGTTATTCTAAAAACAATCTTTTCATGCTTTTGCGATCGCAAGTTTCTGATCAATAATTTGTAGTTCGCTATAGTAGGTTTTTGGTATGACATATTCATGACCCCATGCTTGGCATTTACTTAAGTAGATTAAATCGATACTGTGAAATATCAGCATCAACCAGTGCAGCCAAATCTTCCAAATCATCAAGCATTTTGTCCTTGTAGCCATTCCATTTCTGACTGTACGTTCTTGCAGGGATGTTGATTCCGCTGAAGAATAGTTGGCCTTCAACCGTGTAAACCGTCCATAGCCGGTATAGTTCAAAATGTAGCGTCATACGTGCCATCAGCCGCGCCATCTCCTCAAGAGAGTGGTGTTTTGGTGCTTTTTTACCGTCGTTCCCACACCGTTCAAGCATTAGGGCTGATAAGTGGTTAACGACCGCATTAAAGCATTCCGTCCGATCCCATGCAGCGTCATCACCCCAGACCAATAGACAACCCAACGCCTTGACCTGAGGGTCTTTAATAAGAGCAACTGCGGCCGACCTATCCTCCCAGTTCACCGATGGGGCTAAACCCCCATAACTCGCTTTAAGGTTAGAAGTTTTAGCGCCCATCCCCTTTCTTATCCATTCTCCATTATTCAGCATCAACCGCTGGCTCGTTCCAAACCTTCTATTCAATACACTATTCATTTTGAAGCCTTTCTCTATGGGCTTATCGCCTGTTTTTAGTCTCAGCTTTCTTGAACATTCTGGCACTTATAAAACCATCTATCTGGCAAATATTATTATTGACAGCATCGAGCAGCTACATTTGGTTGCAAGTGGCAGAGACGCCTATTTATAAGGATCTGCGTCCTGCCTGCAAATATTGTAAATCACTAATCCGTCTATGCCCTGTCAAGAAAGCACCCTACAAATTTATAACGCTCTGTGCGGCTTTCTAAGGCTTGCGTTTGTTATCCTGCTATAGATGCCTATCTTATGCAGTTATGGCTTAAAATTGCGATATGGCGTAGCTTAGCGTGCCTTAATTCACAACCCCTGAAACTCCTTGAATTTATCTGTGGTCAATCGATACCCGCGTGGATTGCAGTCGTCACAATCCAAATAACCCAGCTCAACCAGTTCCGACAATGTTCTCTGATGTGTTCTAGCAGAACCGTTTATAAATCTTGACAGCTCAACTCTTCCTACTCGAGCAGGATATCTAGAAGCGGCGTGTCGCAATATCTTCATGCGCGACTCAAAAACGTTTGAATTGCTAACAATGCGACTCACGATCTATCCCCCATAGCTCGGCACGTCATCTAAATCATTCATTATGGGCATGTAATTAGCAAAGCGTGCATATTGCCCTTCAAAGCCCAGTCTGACGGTGCCAGTTGGCCCGTTTCTGCTTTTGGCCAATATAATTTCCGCTGAACCATCAAGCTTGGCGCTGCCCCCTTTCTCTTTTTGTTCGTAGTAGTCGTTACGATAAACAAATGTGATAAGGTCAGCGTCTTGCTCAATCGTACCTGAGTCACGCAAGTCAGACATAATAGGGCGCTTATTAGGCCGCTTCTCAACGTCACGGCTCAACTGGGATAGTAAAAACACGGGACAACCAAACTCATGCCCCAACGCTTTTAGCGTACGAGTGACCTTGCCGATATTGTCAATCTTGTACTGGCCATCAAGCCCGCCCATTATCTGCAGGTAATCAACACCAATAGCAGACAACTTACCGCCAGCCTCACGCTTGATGCGGTTCAAGTGGGTGCGTATCTTCGCAATGCTGATGTCTTTTTCATCCACGATACTTAAAGGCATGCCCTCTTGGTCTGAGATAAACCGTTGCATCCTTGCCCACTCATCCACACTTAGCTGACCTTTTCTGATAGAGGTAAGATCAACTTTAGCCTCGGCGCTCGCCAGTCTATCCATGACCTGCTCTTGTGGCATTTCTACGCTGAAGAATACCGCTTCTCCTTCTCGGTACTTAGCGATATGGGCAAGCCAATTCATAACCAGTGCGGTCTTACCCATTGAAGGGCGAGCAGCAACTACGACCAAGTTGCCAGCATCGATCATCATTAGGTTATCAAGCTCTGGGAAGCCGGTAGAAATGAAGTTGTTAACGCCATCTCTTGCAGCCGCTATACGCTCAATCATTCCACCCATCAAGTCACCTACACGAGAACAACTGTTGTCAGTATCGCCTACCTCAAGGTTGGCAATGGCGCTCATAACCTCGTTATTGACTTCAATGGTCTGATTATCGCCCTCTTCAAGCTTTTGTATGCCGTACATCATCTGAGCAATAGACTGCCTACGAATTGAGCGGCTTTTGACCAGCTGTGCATGATTGCGTAAGCTACTGAGTGCAATACTCGGAACTAAACTCATTACAGCGAAGTAGTTAGCCGGGCAGCATTCTTCGTTGAGCTGATTACGCTCTTCAAGAAGATCTGCCACCATAACCTCGTCATAAGGCTTGCCATTCATCGCTAAATCACTAATTGCCTGATATATAACCTGATGCCTTTCGGCTTCAAAGTCCTGGGCAATCACAACGTCGCTGACTATATCAAACGTACCCTCTTTACCAAGCAATTGATTGAGTACACACTGCTCAACTTGGATGAATCTCTTCTGATCATTAATCATTGGGCAGCTCCTGCAATATGAATGTCTGACGTTTGAGTTCTATAGCTACCCCAGTCGCAATGCATCACCAATAGGTTTTGCTGCAATCTATCCCACGCTCTATCGCCCAAGAACTCACGTAAGCCCCTAATGTCCATATTTGTGGTTATGACGGTCGGCGCTCGGTTGTAACGTAAGGCGATTATCTGAGCAATGCGTGCGCGGTCTTTGTCGTGACCGTCACCCGCTCCCAAGTCATCAATAATCAGTAACTCGTTTGCTGCAAGCTGCTGAAGGTAATCATATTCACTTACCTGATAATTACCCCAGTGGCCCCGTGCTTGTGCGCCAATATCAAAAGACGTTATCAGCTCGCAAGTATGATCATAAAAATCTTGCTGGTTATAGCTCTTAAACTCGCTTGGCAGCGCCTGCTCTTTAACCAGATAGTGATTGACTGCTATAGCATTGGCCAACATTGTTTTTCCTGTACCTGTGGGCCCAAAAATTACGATGTTGCGAGAATTGCTATCGATGGTTTTGCTGTACTGCTGAAGTTCGGTGATTTTGGCGCGTTGGTCTTCGCCTTTTACTGAATCATACCGCCATTCGCTAAATCGACCCATATTCGCGCTCACGCCTTTGTTTTTCATTTTGGCTAGCATTAACGCTCTCATGATACCGCGGTCAGTTTCTAGGCGGCTCTCATTGTCACGAACACGCTTCTCTTCGTTACACTGACAGCAGCTAATCTTGCCCGCTATCTCTCTATGGGTTGTCTGCCCATGAACATCACAATCAGTCAATACCTCACGAATAACTGTTGTGCCTAACTCAATTCGTGACAATTCTTTAATAATCTTCATTAGGTGCTCCTGTTCTGCTGGATAACCCGTCCAAAGGGTCATAATCTGGATCTTCATATCTGGCATTTACATTCATGCTGATGTAGGACGGGTTTGGCTGCTGATTGATACCTGGTTCATCAACAATAATGTCGTCTAGCCAGCCTTTACCGTTTAGATAAGTCATAGGGTCCTTACGAAACTTCTTAACTGGTGTTGAAGCAACATAAGCTGGCAGGTGCTGCATGATCTGTTCACGTACCTTGTTGCTAAGAGATTTCCACTTAGCCTCGCATTTATCCTTAGCTACTGATTTGGCATAGGCCTTCCAAAAAGTATCAAAGGGTATATTCAGGACTTTTTCACCATCGTCATTGGTATTGGTATTGGTATTGGTATTGGTATTGGTTAATGGTTTTTGGTTATTAGTTATTGGTTCTATTTTAGTCGTGCCACTTGCGTCCGCGAGACGTTCCCGAGACGTTCCATTTACGTCACATTTTTGGGAGCCTTCATCTACCTGACAATGTTCAGAATAAAGGGCGCGCAAGTCATCCATTTTTATATTAAAACTTGGTATAACGCCCACACTGCGTAGTCCTGCAAACATATCGCGTCTATCATCCCTGTAGCGCCGCTTACGTTCATTGGCTGCTTCCTGCTTCTTTGATGCTTCTTTATCCCTAGATTTATAAGCGACTATCTCCCTATCGCAGCGACCATTCATGTACATTCCGCCTTCTTCCTCAAAAAATTCATTGAGAACAAAATCAAGGGCGGTCTTTTCTGCGTCACTGTGACAAAGTAAGCGTCTCTGGAGACGTTCCAAGTCCGTTCCATCTAAAGGACCTTCGTTGTCGTAATACATTTCAATGCAATCACGATAGACAGAGCGCTCAAGACGACCTAAATGCCGCGTAGCATTATTAAAATCCGCTATATGGTGTGGATAGTAGTGCATCACATACCCCCTGCTTGGCTGTGCACCAAAAACCATATCAATATAGGTTTCTGCGCTTGGATGGGTGCCAAGTCGCCAACAGGTGTGCTATTATCATTCTCGTGGTGTTTAACCACTGATCTGAATGATGTCAGCTTGCCTGCTAGTCCTTGCCGCGGAGTTAGCACGAGAGTATTTATCAGTTCCAAGAAGCCTGAGCGAATCGCTCGGGCTTTTTTGTGGGCGCTTGTTTTACGCGGTGTGGTAGTCATCACTCCCTCCATGCTTGCGTCTTTGTTTGGCAGGCTTGCGCGCAGACTGGTACTTTTGGTAGTGATTTTTGCGCTTGGCGTGACTACGGTTACGTTTAGGCTGTGGGAAGGTCTTCATTGAGAGTCCTCCTTGTCAGCAAGTAACTCGTTCAGCTCAGCTTCTGAGTAATACTGAAAGTCATGGGCTAGGTATTGGCCAAGGTCAGCAAGTTTTTGCGCCTTAAGCTTATCACCGCTTTTAAGGTCGGCCTTGATAGTGCTGAACAACGCGTCAAACCATGAGAGGCGCTGCATTTCAGTTTCTTTAGCAAAGGCGGCATCGTCTGCTGTTTGATTAAGTGCTTCCATGCTATTCACCCACCTTTGCAAATTTTGATTGCGCCATCGCTTCGTTGATAGCATCCAATTGATGAGCAAGCAGTTTTACACGTCTTTCAGCAGCGTCACTTGATAGGCGTGTCATGGATAAAGCCTGACTTGAGCTGAGCTCACATTGATGGGTCATTCTTAAGATGGTGTTGATATCATTTAGCACGTCAATTGCGCCGCTAATGTCGCACGCAATATCAGAGAGCATGATCGTAGGTAATATGATTACCTCGTTATCATCTATTTCGGTGATATCAATTACTTTGCGCTGATTTGGCTTGCTGATAGGTGTTTTTTGGATTGACGCAGTCATATTATTCTCCCGCCTTGATGAATTTAGTGAGAGTTAATACTTCGTTCAGACGCTCTAATTGCGTGTTAAGTATCTCTGCCCATGTGTCAACGGTTGTCTGTGTTAGGCGGGCAAGTGACTGAGTGTCTGACTGACTAAGCTTGCTGTTATAAATAAGCCCAAGCAATGAAGACATATCGTCCAAAACATCAATCGCACCGCTCAACTCGCCAGCGTTGTTTAGTATCTTGGATGACTTAAGAAGCACTACTTCATCGTCATCAATACTGGTAGTGTCGATTAACTTGCGCTGGTTTGATTGAGTGGCATTACCGTATAGAGTGTTGATTGCTTGCTGGTTGGCTGGAGTGTTGCGGTAGAGGCTTGGCTGATGGTCGCCCGTTTCATCGTCAGAGGCCTTAACAAAGAATCCCTGAGCATCGTAATAGAAGTAGTTACCATCATACGCAAGCGTCAGTTCATCACGCTTGCCGTATGGGTCGGCAGTCAATTTAAAAGGTTGATCGCTTAATGATGGGCACAGAACAACGTCACCAATGTCAAAGGTCGTTTGACTGGTTACCGGAATAAGTTTTGGGGTAGTGGTGCTTTTAGAGGTGCTGATTGGCGCAGTATTTTTTGAATTATCCATTATGGATAGCTCCTAACAAGTTTTGAGTTAATGTCACGCTATACAGTAAAGGTATAGGGTGACGGGTCTTACTCTCGGTCTTGTTAGAAACCGCCCCGCATATTCGTCCGAAGACTATTTTATTTTGCAGCGTCAACCCGTCATAGTCGGTTGGCAAGTGACTTGCCATAGATATGATGGTCTGCCCTCTTAATGCGCATAGATGCGCTCGTGGGGCTATGCTTGAGTAGATAGGGACAGCTTGAGAGGCTGCGCTATTATCAGGCATAAAAAAAGCCAATAGATTACGGCTGGCACGGCCGCTAACAAGTTTTGAGAGATCTCTATAGTACCGTTTGTTATCATCTGTTGTAAAGACTTGTTTTACAATATTCTTGAACGCCAAAAAATCACTTAAAAATGGGTAATCGCCCCTGTTACATCCTTTTTTTTGACTACCTAAAAATATATGAAATTTAGTAGTTTCTTCTAATTTAGTGACCATAGCCGCAACATGTCCAATAAGGCTCAAATTCTTATCATTTAGACTCGAATTTTGGCTATTTACACTCAAATTCGTGCCATTTTGGCTCAAATTTTTATAATGAAGGGTTTTTAAGTCGGTTTTAATATTATTGATCATTTTTGATTAACTCCCCTACGCTTGCGCTTATCTCAGCCAGTCGCATTGATGCTTCACTGACGCCTTCGTTCATGCCAGCAGTAGTAAGCCGCGCTAGTATGGCCATCGTGCCCAATCCGTTAGCATTACCATCGATAGATTGCTTTATCTGCTTAAGGTAGTCACGAGTAAGCCATGTGCCGCTAACGCCTTTTCTATCAGGGTATGTTTCGGTATTGGAGGTTGCCAGCGTGACACTCATGGCGATATCCATCACATCCATCGAGCAGTCATTAATCTTGTCAGCTTCAGCAGTCCCTTCTATGTCAGCTAGCTGCGCTAGTAGGTTGATAGCCTTGGCGTTGGTGGTGAGAGCACTCAACAGATTGTCGATATAGTCGTGAGGCAGCCATACGCCATCGTCAGCATTAAGAGCCGCTAACGCCTCATGGTTAGCTCGGTGGCCTTTCGTTACTTCGTTTATGCTGGCAAGAACACTTTCATTTTGGTCGGTTTTATCGCTGCCAGTTCTGCGAACATCGGCAGACGGGTTGGTCTGACCGCTCACGTACCTGGCGCGTATATCCTCTTCAATCCAATAGAGGCTAAATCGCTTACCATTTTCTGTCTTTATTTCACTTTGTATTTCAAGACCTCCTGATCTTAGGTCATGCACACGCTGGGCAAGGCATGTGATTTGGTAGCGCTCGTAAGCGTCCCATGTTGATATTGACGCGCCTGTCATTAGGTGTGCCCTGATAGTTTCTGTTTGCGTTGTTGTTACTACCTGCCGTGGAGTAGTCATCGCTTTATGCTCCTTCTGTTTCTGCTGATTGGCCTTCAAGCCATGCGATGACCTCGCTATTACGCCACGCAGTCATTGTAGGCGACAGCTTCACTGGTGCTGGAAAGCGACCGTCTTTTGACCATTCGAACAAAGTGGTTTTGCTAAAAGGGATAAATGGTAGAAGCTGGCTTGCGCGGCTCATACCCTGTGGTGGCAAGTGCTTAACATAGTTTTCTTGCGCCTCCAGTTCGGCGCCGTCCTTGTTATTAGCAGTGAAAGGAATAACTGGCATGTCTGTAGTAGTCATGTCTAAAGCTCCATGTCGGTGAGTTGCGTATCGTATCGTTGCGTTACGACTACATGACTAGACTAGCGTTGAAGATATAGGGCACGGCAATGGGCAACCATAAAAAAAGGGGCCGTGGCTGATGGGCAACCCTCCTTATTTCTTGGTTTTTTTTGACTATCATGAATAATTACTATGGGCGTACCATCTGGTACGCCCATTCATCCCAAATGGGATGATATTTTTATACTGGTATAAATTTTGGGCAATAAAAAAGGCGAGCAATTAAGCTCACCTCTCTGTTATTTCTTATGCTGGCACGTTGAATGGCGTTACTTGCCAGCTATTGCCTTACTGTCTTGCAATGCTTTCACCAGTGACATAAGCAAACTCTCCTGATCTGCGGACATCTCTGTTGAGACTCCATTGCCATTGAATGAAAGGTCTAGTTTAATGGTCTTAATTGGGCCATTGCTGACTGGAGGGGTATAGCTTTGCTGCTTGCTAAGATTGGCCATAGCGTCAATCGCCGACTGTGGTAAGACCGGTTGCTGTGGCTGCGGGTATTTATTTTCCAAACTGGCGACCATCCTATCAAATTTAGCCTGAACATCACTCTCTGCCATGCCAATATTGCGGTTGTTCTCAGCTATTTTGTAAGCATCGCCTATTGCTTTAGTAAGCTCGTTACTAAACTCTCGACCTGTTTTATCATCCCAACCAAAGCCCAGTTGCGCGGCATTATTTTTGTTTAAGGTAACGTTATTCACAGGGTTGCTATTAACACTACTGGACTGGCTGTTACTTGAGTAGTTGCTGTTTGAATTGCTCTCTCTGTTACGCTCAAGCTTTGCCTGATAATCCTCACTTCTTTTGGCATCAAGTCTTGCTTTCTCAGCTAGTTCAGACAAATAGACAGACGGGCTTTTATACTTCGCCAAGTCGCTAGCTGTGAGCACCTGCCCTTCTTGGAATCCGTTTACCTTGTTCCAGTTAACACCACCTGTTGAATTTCCCGCCTTTGCAAAAAGCTTACGCGTCTCTTCCATCGCTTGCTCAGCGGATAGGCCTGCGGACTTTAAAAAGCCTTCAATCGATGTGCGGTTTTGTAGATTGCCACCAATGGCCGGTGCTTCCTCTTTGCCGTAAATCCGCAAGTTTTGTAGCGTCTTATCCGCGTTTTCAAGCGCCATCGCCTCTTTGACGCCTTTGATTTTCTCTTGCAGCTTCTCATAAGCGGTGAAGGTTCTGCTCGCAGCCTTAACCATCTCAGTTCCTGCGGCACCTGCGCTGCTGGCTAGATTTCTATGTGAGGTAGTCACTCTATCTACCGACGCTTTAACACGATCATTCGCACTGACTGCCTGACCTGCCTTTTCGACCACTACACGTCCGTTCTCGTCAACCTCAACAGTAAATCCTTGGGCGGCTGCTTGCGCTCGTGTGAAACTATCTATCACACCGCCATTGGCTGCGATGTTGGCCTTGGCTGTTTTGGTGAAGACTTCTTCTTGCTGCTGTGCTGTCAGTTCACCTTTCTTCATAACAAGGTTGTAAGACTCTGTGTAGGCTTGGGCGTCTTTGGCTAGCTCCTCACGGGTCTTTAAACCCAAAAAGCCATATGCCTCGGTCACACCATTGATGCCATCCTTGAGTATGTCTGCACGGTTTTTTACTCCCTCCAAGCCCTCAGCAAGTTCTTGGCCAGTGATTTTTCCCTCTTTGTATAGCTCGTTCCATTTAACGATCAAAGCTTCAATTTCAACCGTGTTACTGGCCTTATCGGACATTGCAGTAAGCGAGTCAACGAGTGCACCGCCTGCGTCATAACCTGCATCTGTTAAGTCGTCAAAGCCACTGATGAGCTCGTCAAGACTGGCGCTAGACTTTACAAACTCTTTAGATAAACCAATACCAACTGCACCAGCTAATGCGTCTATTTCATCCTTAGAACGACCACTAGCGACTGTTGATCTATCAAGCTGCGTGACTAACACACTACCCGTTTCATCCGCTTGCACTGCCAAGCCTTGTAATGCTGCCGTTTTTTCAAGCTCGGATGTAATAATGCCGTCATTGTCAGCAATACTCTTGGCTGCATATCTTGCAAAGTTGCTTTCAATCTCTTTGTAACGCTCATTGGCTAAATTGATGCCATAAGCTAAATCTTCACCTGATATTTTACCTTGTGAGCTTAACGCACTAAGAGAAGATATGATGTCGTCAACCGCACCAATGGTTTGTGCTTTTGGTACAGCATCAGTCAGCGATTCACGCATGGATGTTCCAGACTCTTGCGCTTTAAGCGCCACCTCAGCAAAGCTCTGACCAACGCCAAGGTATGCAGCCTGTACACCTTTGGATGACTCAACAATAACCTCACCTGTCTCGCTGATTGATGCTTGCAACTCTTGCCCTGCTAATTCAAGCCGCATGTCATCAGTGATAATCATGTCATTAGCGGCAATCTTAGCTTTGGCCACTTTGATATATTGTTCTTCCATCGCTTCGGCGGCATAGCTACCTTTAGCAACCATTTCATCGTAGTTTTTAACGACTTCGACCACGGTTTCATCAAGTCTGTCTTGGGCTGTCTTATTCATCTCAGCCCATGCTTCACCAGACTTAGACTTAAAGTCCATCATCTTTTGTTCTGAGCGTGCGTATAGCTCTTCTTGCTTGGCAATTAATGCTTCGCCCATTGTCGAGGTTTCACCGTTGAGCTTGGCAATACCGATCAACACACTACCAATGATGCCACTGATTGTACCAAAAACACTGTCAGCTGCGATTGATAGACCACGTATGACATCAATCGCTACGCCTGTTACTACCGCAAACCGCTGCATATGCTTTGTAATTAATCCTACATCATTGCCAGCTTCTACTGCCCCACTGATAATAGAAGTCAACTCACTAAACGCACCGTAAATATCTTTAACGAGAGTAAATAACGCGGCGGACTGCTCTAATGCAAAATCAAATGACTGACCAATGGCTGCCATTGTTGCGGGGTCGATATTATCAATAGCGTCACTAATGTACTGTATGCCCTGCGCCAATCGACCAGATTGATTGACCGTCTCGTTTAAGCTGCCAACGAGTTCAAACACTGTGGTTTTCATATTCTGGACAGAGTTTGCAAAAGTCGTTGGCAGCGTCGCAAATTCATCATTGATGGTTTGCGTTTGCGATCTGACAGCATCAATCACAACTTCACTTGTCAGCTTTCCATCGGCCGCCATTGCTCGCAATTCACCACGAGTTACACCCAAACCATCTGCCATTGCTTGAGCCAAGCGTGGCGACTGCTCCATTATGCTATTGAATTCTTCTCCGCGTAATTGACCGCTTTGAAGCCCTTGCACGAGCTGGACGATAGCAGCGTCAGCACTAGCAGCACTACCACCTGATAGCTGTATGGCTTGGTTGATTGTCTTGGTGACACTCAGTATCTCGCCTTGTGCTAAGCCTAATGACTCAGACGCTTGAGTAATACGCGCAAAAAGCTCCCCTGTATTTTCAATACTGGTAAAGGTTTCTTTTGCAATATCGGTCACACCTTGAAAGCCTGTAACGAACGCAGCGCCTTCGCCTGTTGCCAATTTTACCTTTGCCTCTAACGTGACGAAAGCATCTGACATCTCGATAATTTCAGATGCACCAATACCAATGCCCGCTGCCGCTAACAATCCCGCTAACCCGCCCATAGCAGCTCTAAGCTTGCCAACATTACTGCTAAAGTTGTTCGTACTCACATCCGTACGTCTTATTGTGTCATCAACCCCATTAAGCTCACGCTCAAGTCGTTGGATTTCGTCCTGAGCTGCGCGTGTAGCCCGTTCAATCTCCGCCGCTGGTCTTCCGCTATTGTTCTGAAAATCTACCAATGCTCGACTAATGCTGTCAATCTCACCACGTATCGTTTCTGGCACTCGGATATTTGCCATGCGATAGAGGGCGTTACGCGCATTATCAGTACTGGTGCTGGCACGGTTCATTGCGCCAGCCAGCTCATTGGATAGCGATACGCTCGCGCTACGTGCGCCATTCAGCTCTTGCTCTAACCGGTTAACCCTGTTAGCAGCCTCAGCTAGCTCGGTAGGAGACGCATTGGTCTGCCCTAGCCTAACAGCCTCTTGTCTCGCCACATCAAGCTCGCGGCCTAATCGTGTCACCTGTAGCGCTGCTATTTGCATCGCGCTATCAAGCTGTTCACGGGTAATGTTCGCGCCAGCCCCCATCTGCCGCAACTGATCGGCAACTGCTTTTAGTTCAGACGTCAGCCTATCTGAACTTACATCTCCTAATCCTGTTAATAGTGTTTGCGCTCGTTCAGTGTCGGTACCCATTTGCGCCAAATTACGTTCTACAGCCTGTGTAAACTGGCTAAATCGGTCGCGCGCCTGGTTTACACCTGCATTAAAATTTTCGTTCAGTAGGCGTAACTGTACGCTGAAATCTAAATCACCTGCCATCTTGATAACTCCATGATGCACCGTAACGGCGTGTCACGGCTTACATAGTTATGCTAGTACTGGCGATATAGGGCACGGCAATGGGCAACCATAAAAAAAGGGGCCGTGGCTGATGGGCAACCCTCCTTATTTCTTGGTTTTTTTTGCAAGTACAACAGGTACATTAAGTATTTTAATATCCCATAATTGTTTAGCTAAAGCGTACTGACCCATTTTTGACCTTACAGGATTAGTGACTGTATTCAATCTCTTACCTAAAGAGCTCTTAGAATCTAAACCTAGGCTTTTAGCAGCCACCTCAAACCTACTGTTGTGTGAATTATGATGAGTATTTTGTATTTTGTTATTTTGATACATTTGCTGCCATAAAACTAAAGCTAGATGCAATTCAGGTGGATAAATAGCTTTATTCAATGTGCACCAATCAAATTCTAATACGTGATCCCTAGCAGGAGTCTCTGTCCGATGATCGTTAATCTTTTTCAGTTGATTTTTCAGTTTATTTACTTCAGCTTCCCATTGTTGGGATAGGTCCTCGTTATTACTATGTTTATATCTCTTCAAGTCCTCACAAGCCTTTTCATACTCCAACCTCAGCTCTTCATAGTCCTCTGCAAGCTGATCAATCTCTTTCTCTTTTTCTTTATTCTCATCAAAGACAACGGACACAACTCCCATTACCTCATCTCTAATCCTATCTAGTGGATCATCCTCGTCATCAAGATATTCAACTAGATCATCATTAAAACCTTCGTAGATAAAATTAGAGCGTGCTAGCCAGCACTTAACCTCTCCAGATGGGATTTGCCCTTTATCATTGAAGACTGTTAGTAAACGAGCATCTATTGCGGTGTCTACCATTTCCTTATATAGCTTATAATCATCATCAGTATGATAACTCTCCCCTACTGGGTTATGGTTTGAAATCAGACAAGCGATATGGTGGGCTGTCAATAACGGATAGCCAATTAGTAATTTCCGATACTTTCCTAGCTCCATACGAGGTGTTGTATTTTCAATAACTAAGCTTTTTTGTATGCTTTCTACAGCTATAAGTTCTTTTTGCAGGTCTGCCACTTGCTGCTGTAGGATTAAAACCTGCTCAGAGTCTTTTTGTTGAGGGCTATCAAATGGGAGGCTGTCATACGGGGGGCATTGAGGGTGAATTGAAAACTGTTGGGCTATCAGGTCGTCTAGCTCATACCCTATGCTAGTTAAATAAGTGTCAAGGTTGCCTCGGCTAATACTAGTCTTTTCAAGGTCGATATGAGTTTCAGTATCACCCAGATAAGGAGTTACTGTCCGCGTATGTAAGTCCACTCCAGCAAGTTTATTATTGAGCGCCGCTACTGAATAAGACTGCAGTAAGTTTGCAAACTTGTGGTAAACATTTTCGTCATAATCATTTTGATTGTGAATATAACTGTTGTTTGGACTGGTGGTTATATCAGCCAAGTCGATATTTAGAATTAAAGCGACCACTTGGGGTAGAGTGTATTCAGTCATATAGCTGGCAAGACTGTTATTGCCTTGTGGACTTGCGCCCCCCTCGCTCACTGTCTCAGGTTCCAAAAACCCCAAATAACCATCTAAAGGTGCAAAACTTAAAAGCTCTGATACCTTAAAATAGTAACCAGCATGAGCATTAAATAAACCCTCAAGCTTTTCTGCTGATTCAGTCGAAAGAAGCTCAAAATTATCAATACTTCCTGTAAAAACCCATTCTTTATCTGCGCAAGCGATCCCTACAATAACATCTGTTAAAAAATCACGTACCAGATCTTGAGTGGGGAAGGGTGCAATCTCAACCCTATGTTTCATATCAATCTTATAGACGTTCAACAACTCTATATCACAGCATTCCAGGTAATAGACCACATCTGAAAGCGGCTCATTATTTACACCAGATAAACCTATCAATAGATCAGGAAAGCTAATGCATTCTTTTGTCGGCGCAATAAGCCGCTCTATTAAACTCATGACACAACCCTCACACACACCCCTAAAAACTAAGAAGGTGCAAGGCAGTGCCAGCCTGAGGGTGTGTAAAACGGCTGGCGTTCGGGTAATTAGTCCTAGCCTTGCATAGTAGTTAAAGCGTGATGTTAGCCACGCTTTTGTGTCTGTTGTTTGAAGTGGCATGAATGACGTTATCTAACTTGCCAGCATAAGCATCATCAATGAAGTTTGCCCATTGGTGCATCATGTCTATTCTGTATGGTAGGTGCTGAGCACCGTTGTAGGCTGCGCTGATTTTATTTTCCCTATCATGTGCCAACTGCAGCTCTATCGCTTCGTGCATAAATTCTTTTTCATGCAATGTAGTGCTGGCAAGGCCACGGAAGCCATGACCAGTCATGCGACCTTTATAGCCCATTCTCCATAAGGCAGTAATGAACGCATTTTGACTGTAAGGCTTACGTGTTGAGGTATTAAAGAAAACGTATTGATTCGAAAATCCTAACTCTTTGATCTGCTCCAATATAGCCATTGCTTGTGGCGCCAATGGCACAATATGCAAACGATTAGCTTTCATCTTCTCAGCAGGTATTCGCCATAGAACGTGTTTATAGTCAATCTCTGACCACTCCATAAAGCGGAGCTCACTGGTACGTACAAACGTATAGCACATGAACCATAAGCCCAACTTGACCAGTAAATCACCCTCATAGGCGTTAATGTCCTGAAGTAGCTTAGGTAGCTGTTGAGAGGTTACACGGCTGTGGTGCACAGTTTTACGAGGTTTGATAGCTTCTGCAAGGTCGGTAGCGGGATTATGAATTGCAAGTCCGTTACGTATAGCGTGTTTGAATATTTGACCCACCTCCCTAATAGTACGCTTCGCCATTTCGCCAGCGCCACGTGCCTCTACTGCCTTACCAATAGCTAAGACATCAGGTGCGGTTATGTCATCTATATTCTTTTGGCCAATAGAAGGCTTAATATCACGCATGTATGCGGAGTAATTACGGGAGAAGGTACTTTCTGCTAGGTAGGTTCTACGTTCGGCATACCAATCTTGTGCGACTGTATCAAATACCTTTTTACCGTCTTGGCTGGCTTGCTGCTCTTTCTTGTGGTCTTTCGGATTCACACCATCAGCTATTAAACGTTTAATCTCAATATTGCGCTGGCGTGCATTTTGAAGGCTCATTACTGGATAGGTGCCAATAGTGAGAGTTTGCTGCTTACCTTGCCAGCGGTAAGCACTGATCCATGACTTAACACCGGTGTAACGCACCCACAGTTGCAGCCCGTTACCATCGCTATGCTTATCTGGTCGCTTTGTATCAATAGATGTACTACTGGGTGATAGCTTATTGATAGCGGTGTGGGTTAGTGGCATGGGTCTATCCTTTGTTGGTATTGTCCATGTTGGTATTGCTCAATACCAACAATAATACCAACATTCTATATGGAACGCCATACACCTATAT